ACATTAGCAAATAACTGTTATGAAAAGATGTTCTATGGTTGTACAAGTTTGGTAACAGCACCAGAATTACCTGCTACTACATTGGCAACTGAATGTTATAAGAATATGTTTGATGGTTGTACAAGTTTGGTAACAGCACCTGTGTTACCTGCTACTACATTGGCAAATTGGTGTTATTGGGCTATGTTTGATGGTTGTACAAGTTTGGTAACAGCGCCTGTGTTACCTGCTACTACGTTGACAGAAGGTTGTTATAGCAGTATGTTCTATGGTTGTTCTAAGCTAAATAGCATTACTTGTCTTGCAACCAATATATCTGCATTAGGTTGTACATCTGATTGGGTTAATGGTGTTGCGGTAAGTGGTACATTTACAAAAGCAACAAGAATGAATAGTTGGTCAACAGGTGTTAATGGTATACCATTAGGATGGAATGTAGTTATTTAAAGACCTAACAATGAATAATCACAAATAAAAAGAGAGAATCACAAAATTCTCTCTTTTTTGTTTTTAATTTTTATTATTAATAAAATATAAGTTTAAAACATATGGAAGCAAAGAAAATCTATAAAGACTATGATGTACGTACACAAGAATACATGCAAAATGTAATTGATTGTATTAAACAGGACTACAAAGTTATTCCATCATCATGGAGAATAACAATAGACCTTATAGCAATGAACTTCAACATATTGTTACAAGCAGAGAACAATTTGAAAGAAAAGGGTATTTTCTATAAGGATGAGTTTCAAAGAATAATAAAGAACCCAAATTTGTTAGTTTTCAACCAAGCACAAAACCAGATAATCAAGCATTTGTCAATATTTGGACTTACACCATTATCAAAGAGTAAGTTAAAGAACTTCAATAGTGACAATACAAATATAGATACTCTTATCAATGACTAGTATTGACTATTCTAAACCTTATTGGCAATATGCAAAGGATGTATTAGATGGAACAATAGTAGCAGGACAATATATACGTTTATCATGTCAACGAATGATTGATTGGGCAAATAGAGATGACATTTATTTCAATTATGAACAAGTTGACAAGAAACTAAAGTTAGTACGTAAACTAACATTACGTGAAGGAATAAAGTTTGACCCATTACCATATCAGTCATGGATTATAGGAAATATATTTGGTTGGTATTTCAAAGACGAACCAGATGTAAGAGTAATAAATAATGTCCTTCTATTGACGGCACGAAAATCTGGAAAATCGGTGTTTGGTGCTGCCATTGCCATTATAGCGGCAATCTGTGATAATGAAAGGTCACCAGAAATAGCATTTATTGCCAACTCTGCACGACAAGCAGGTATGTTGTTCAAATATACAAAGGAATTATGCAAGTCTATTGACCCGAATGACAAGATATTCAAACGAATGAGAAATGAGATATTGATACCACAGGTAGATGGAAATATCAGTGTATTAGCAAGTGATACTTCACGTTTGGATGGTCGTTCAGATAGTCTTTTCATTCAGGATGAAGGACATGAAGCAAAGACGTTTGAGATATTCAATGTATTGAAGACAGGTCAAGGTGCAAGAAAGAACCCATTGGCAATATCAATATCAACTGCAGGTTTTAATGTTGGTAGTACATACCCACTTTATAACCAGTGGGAATATTGTTGTAGGATATTGAAAGATGAATATGAAGATGATAGTTGGTTTTCAGCAATATACCAATTAGACACGGATGATGACTGGAAGGATGAGAATGTTTGGATAAAAGCAAACCCATCATTAGGTACAACAGTCTCTTACAGGTATATGAGAGACCAAATCCGTTCAGCAATACAAACACCATCAAATGAGGTGTCAATCAAGACAAAGAACCTTAATATGTGGTGTCAGTCTGCAGATGTTTGGATCCCATATGAGAGATTAGATGCCGTTTCAGATATAGTTAATCTAGAGGACTTCAAAGATGAACTTGCATATATGGGTGTTGACTTGTCAGCAGTAGGTGACATGACTACATTTGCATTGTTGTTCCCACCTAATCCAGACAGGAAGAAATGGCCAGACAAGTTTGTATTCAAGACATTTGTGTTCATACCACAAGAAGCAGTTGAGAAGTCATCAAATTCAGAGACATATACCAATTTCAAGAGACAAAAATATATTGCTGTCACAAGTGGTAATGTAACAGACTATGATGAGATATTAAGACAGCAATTGCATATAAGTAAAGATATTTGTTTACAGGGTGTCTATTACGATGCATGGAATGCTACACAATATGCTATCAATGCCACAGAACAAGGACTTCCATTAGAACCATATTCACAATCATTAGGTAATTTCAACAAACCTACTAAATATTTAGAGATGCTAATACTATCAGGAAAATGCATTATTGATACAAATCCTTGTGTGAAATGGTGTTTTGCAAACGTAGAATTGAAGTTTGACTATAACGACAATTGTAAACCTGTAAAGTCACAAGGAGACAAAGCAAAGAAGATAGATGCTGTCATTTCTATATTGGAGTCATTAGGTGGTTATTTGAACAGTCCAAATTTTGTTCCAGAGGTAGTAGCAATCTAAACACACATGTGTTTATTATTAAATATATATACATTGATTTACAATGGGATTATTTTCTAGAAAAAAGACAGAACAAAGAAACTTAGATGTTGATACAGGTGGACTTGGACTTAGTAATTTGTTACTTAAATCACAAATACCATCAATTAGTCTATCATCAGTATTTGCTGCTATTGAGATTATATCTAATAGTGTGGCAGAATTGCCTATAAATGTAAAGACAAGAGAAGATGACAAAACAGGGTTGTTACAGATACATCCAATATATGATGCACTCAACAATGGTCTCATGACTAAATTCATGCTAATCAAAATGCTTGTCACAGACATGTTATTATATGGCAATGGTATAGCATATATTGATAGAGAAGTTGATGGAACACCTAAGTCTATTATATTTTGTCCTTATGGTACATACAATATTATGTATAATCAAGTTACACGTACACTTGTCTATAAGATACCAACAATACGAAAAGGACAAATTGAACCAATCGATGTCATACATTTGATTAAGAACTCTAAGAATGGTGTAGAAGGTATTGGTATATTATTTTATGCATCACACACATTAGAATTAGCAAAAGCAACAGAGAAAGCAGCACAAGACTATTTTAGTTCTGGTTGTCATGTCGCAGGTATATTGTCAACAACAGCAACACGTTTGACAAAGGAACAAAGAGAGACAATCAGAGATGCATGGAATCAAGCACATGGAAACAAAGGTACAGGTATGGCAATATTAGAGAATGGCATGCAATATTCACCTGTTGCAGCAAACTCTAAAGAATCACAATTACTTGAGACTAGACTATTCAATTTGAATGATGTAGCAAGATTTTTCTCTATTTCACCAGTATTGTTAGGTGACTTATCACATTCTTCTTATTCAACAATCGAAGCATCCCTTTTGGAATTCGTAACCCATACTCTTTTCCCATACATCACATTGATTGAGAATGAATTCACTAGAAAACTAATCAAACCAAGTGAGAAGAATCTATACATTGACTTAGATGAGAACTACATCATTAAATCAGACAAACAATCACAAGCAAACTATTTGTCTACATTAGTCGGAAAAGGAATAATGACTATCAATGAAGCAAGACATCAATTAGGACTTAACCCAATGGATGGTGGAGATGAACTTATCATTCCATTTACCAACATCAATGATAATAAGATTAATTCTGACAATCAGGATGACGACAAAAATACAGAAGAAATACAAGATGAACAACAAACTTGAATATAGAGCAATATCTGACTTCTCAAAGGATGAAGAATCACGTACAATTAGAGGTTTAGCTATTCCTGTAGAGCAAAGAAGTGAAGTATTATATGGTGAAATTAGAGAAATGATTACACGTTCAGCAGTTGATGAAGAACTTATCGCTTCAAATGATGTAAAATTGTACATTGACCATATGCCGATGCGTGGAACATTAGCACGTTCAAAATATGGTAAAGGAAGTTTGAAATTATTCATTACAGAACGTGGACTAGAGTTTGAGACAACATTACCTGATACTGAACTTGGTAATGAGATATTAAGAGGAATGGAACGTGGAGACTATGACCAGATGTCATTTGGGTTTTTAGTAGGTAAAGACCATTATGACTCAAAACCAGATGAGAATGGTATTTGGAACAGATACATCGACAACTTCAAGATGCTTGATGAAATATCTATTCTTTCACAACTACCAGCTTATAGTCAAACAGAAGTAAGCAAGAGAAGTTTAGACGAAGCAAAAGAAGTCTATAACAAAGAATTAGAAGAACGTAATTTAGAAGAACAGAAAAAAGAAGAAGAATTATTAAACTCATTAGATGCTAAGATGAGTGAAGTTGAAGAATTGGCAAAATTGGATAACTAAACTATAAACATTGTTTATTATTAAATATAAATATATTGAATTATGTCTATGGCACTCAATTCATTACAATTAAAAGACTCAATTCATCAAATGGTGGAAGAATGTCGTTCAATTGTTGATTTATGCAAAAATGAGAAGCGTGAAATGACAGAAGAAGAGACAAACCAATTTGAACAATTGAAAAAAGATATTGAAGCAAGAAAACAAGACCTTGCTACTTTAGAAGCAAAACTTCAAACATATGAAGAGAATCTTCCTAACGAAGAAAGAAAACAAGAAAAAAATATAACTAGTAATAGATCTATGAAAAACACTTTAGTTAAAGAGATACGTAATGCTCTTGACAATGGTATTAAGACAATCAAGGTTAATGCAGAGACACGTACTATGACCGTTCAAGGTTATGGTGAAGGTGCTGGCGCAGTAGACGGTGTACACGACCAAGTTATTGAAACTGAAATCAAAGGTATATTAGAACCACTTTATGCTAATTCTGTATTAGCAAAGTTAGGTGTTAAGTTCTACCCAGGTCTCCCACAAGGTGACATTCAAATTCCTATCATGGGTAAGTCAAATGTAGGTTGGGCAGGTGAAATTGCTGCTGCTACAGCAACAGGTAATGCATTCACAACTAAGAAACTTTCACCAAAACGTTTAACTGCTTACATCGACATTTCTAAACAACTTATCTATCAAGATACAATTGGTGTTGAATCAGCAATTCGTAGAGACATTGTTAATGCATTGAATGACAAACTTGAAGCAACTATCTTAGGTAATGTTGCAGGTGACACTGAAAAACCAGCAGGTATTTTCTATAATGTTTCACCAACAACTTGTGATACATTCGCAAAAATATGTGCATTAGAAGCAACTATTGAAAATGCTAACTTCACAGGTGAAATGAAATACTTACTTTCTCCAAGTGCAAAAGCAGAACTTCGTGCTATGGCAAAATCTACAAAGTCTACACAATTAGTACTTGAAGGTGGTGAAGTTGATGGTGTTCCTGCAGTTGTAACATCTAATGTTGCTGGTAAGAACTTCATCTATGGTGACTTCTCTAACATCGCAGTTGGTTCATGGGGTGACATCGACATCACAATTGACGAATATACACAAGCTGTTAATGGTTGCGTACGTCTTGTAATCAACGCATATTTCGATGAAGTTATCTTACGTCCAGAAGGATTAGCTTATGGTGTAACAAGTGCATAATTTAAATGTGTACTTTTGACTTTCATATAAATATTTAAACTTTTTCATTTTGCTGAGGGTGGGTATTCGCCCATCCTCATTTTTCATAAATATATAATCGTTTAGCATGAATTATTTAACATTGTCAATGATAAAGCAACAACTTGTAATTGATAGTGACTTTACAGATGATGACGTATATTTAACTGCTCTTGGTGATACTGCAGAAGAATTAGTTGAACAACAGATAAACAAAAAATTAGTTGATGTACTTGCAGACAATAACAATATCATGCCTGCACCACTTATTCATGCTATGAAAATGATAGTTGAATATTTCTATGACAACAGAGGTAGTGGAGATAATGACATTCCAACCGCTTTCTACTACATGTGTTCACTTTATAGATGTTATAAATAAATTTTTATTACAAATATGAAGGCAGGACAATTAAAATACAAGATTGAAATTTGGACTCCAACTATAATAACAACTGATTATGGTACACACAAAGAAGTTTATAGTTTGTTATGTTCAACCAGAGCAAATGTATTTTTCAATTCTGGTACACGTACAACAGAAAATGATGAGATAGTCTACCCAAAGACAAGAACATTTATAGTAAGACATTATATACCTGTCACTGACCCAATGAGAGTTAAGTTTGAAGGTAAGTTCTATCAAATTGTTTCAATCAACAAGAACAAATACTATAACAACACAGAAATCATAGCAGAATTAGTAAATGAATAGTTTGACCTTAACACATAATACAGATGAGACACTGGACTTCCTAAACAGATATACAGATGTTGTACATAATGCAAAACAATTTGCATTAAGGAAAGCAGCAAATGTAATCAAGGATGAAACTATTTCTACATTCAAGAAGACAGGTATACATTATGGTCGAAATCCATTATATTCAGACACATTGATTGAAGGTATTAGGACAAGTAAGATTAATGCAGATACTATCAAGGTACATATAATGGGTGTAAGGTCAAAGAAATCAGGTACATTCAGGTTGAGATTTTTTGAAAATGGTACAAAAGACAGGTTTCAAAAAACATATAACGGTAAACCATTGAAGAAGAAACGTAATCTTGGACATATCAATGCATATAATTTCTTTGAGTCAGCAAAATCTAGTTCAATCAATAAAGCAGAAGAAACGTTCACAGAAATGTTCGACAAATATATATCAAATAATAGTTAATGGATAATACAATATTAGCGGGTAAGTACGTACGAAAGGTTATGATAGAGAATAGTGAACTAACTGCACTTATTCCATCAAATAAGATATTTCCATTAGTGGCAAATGCAGATACAACCTATCCATTTATTGTATATTCACGTAACAACTTAACTCCAATATATACAAAGGATTACTTAACAGATAATGTAGTTTCATTTACAATTATTGTAGTAAGTGATGAATATGTAGAGACATTGGATATAGCAAATGCAGTTCGTCATGCATTGGAATCATATCGATACAAAGACGAAAATATAACAATCAACCCGATTAAGTTTGAATCAGTAATTGAAGAAACTTATGATGACGCATATATACAGAGAATGACAATATCATTCACTGCACAATAAAAGAAACAAATATATCAAACAACATAATATTATGGCTAATCAAATTATTAAAGGTGATACTCTTATGCTTTTCAAAGGTGACAGCGCTTTGGCATATGCTACTGCTCACACTTTAACTATCACAGGTAATACTATTGATATTTCAAGTAAAGACCATGGATATTGGGGTGCTTCTGAAGTTGGTAATATTACATGGGAAATCACATCTGAAAACCTTTATACATCACAAGACTATGATGCATTATTTACAGCAATGGTAGCAAAGACTCCTATCACAGTTTCATTTGCACCAGCAAGCAACTATAATGAAAATGGTCTTTCAGATTCTTTGACAGCATGGACTAAAGGTCTTGGTTATACTGGTAAGGCAGTAATTAGTTCACTTGTTGCAAATGCAAATACAGGTGAAAATGCAACATTCTCTGTTACTTTAACAGGTGTTGGTGCAATCACTAAAGATGTTGCAGCAGTAACTCCTGCTAACCCATAATAATATATAGGCTGTATTTTATCACAGTACAGGATGCAAGGTCAACCTTGCATCCTTTTTTGTTTCAATATTGTTATATTACATCAACAATTCAAAACTATTTTTTATTTTTACTTAAATATATCAAACTTATTATATGAAAGTAAATATAAATGGAAAAGAAGTAGAACTTAAGTACTCATTCAGAGCATTAATGGTGTACGAAAATATTACTGACAAAGCATTCAACCCAAAAAATTTATCTGACATAATCAATTTCTTCTATTCATGTGTATTATGTCAAACAATGAAAGAATCAGAACCATTAGGATATGAAGAGTTCTTAGACTGGTTAGATGATAATCCAGAAGAAGTTAATTCTTTTTCAGAGTGGTTAATGTCAATGTTAGGTATAAATGACAAACTATCACCTGAACCAACACACAAGACTAAGCAAGATGATGAAGTAGATGAATCAAAAAACTAGCTGTCCATGAAGTGTTTAGAGTAATCGTTGTGCAGTATAGAATGGTTACACCAGAATATTTCATGGATATTATGCAACCTTGGGAACTTGCAGAATTTGCTAATGTCATAGAATACAATAATGCTGCTGGATGGGAACAAACCCGTTCAATAATGTATATGATAGCGCAAGTCAACTCAAAGAAGAAATTGTCTATTAAAGACATAATGAAACTGCCTTGGGATATGGAAAACAACAAGAGCAATAAAGAGATTACAAATGAGGAAATAGCAATGTTACAGAAGAAGGCAGAGGAAAGAATAAAACTAATGAAACAACAAAAACAAACAGATAACTAAAATGGGTAAAACTGTCTTAGAGATACAAGCCAAAGATAATGCGTCTCAGGTTATCAATGGTGTAAAACAATCAATTGATGGTGTTAAGAAATCAGTTGAAGGTGCAGCACAATCATCATCTGACTTAGACAAAATAAAACAACAGTTTGACAAGATAACTAGTGCTGCAATGCCACCAAAGAAAGAAATGCGTCAATTACGTGAGTTAATGGCAAGAATGAATCTTAATGGACTTGCAAACACTGATGTATTCACTGAGGTAGCACAAAGAGCAGGTGAACTGAAAGATGCTATGTCGGATGCATCAGATGCAATGAATAGATATGCAAGTGATACATTCACATTACAAGCAACGGCACAGGCATTTCAAGGTGTTGCTGCAGCAGGTTCAATTGCAACAGGTGTAGTTGGTTTATTAGGTGGTGAGAATGAGAAACTACAAAAGATATTAGTAAAAGTCCAAGCAGCACAAGCAGTATTGAATGGTGTAATGGCAATTGCTAATATACTTAACAAAGACTCTGCTTTGATGTTGAAACTTAAAGCAATAAGAATGGCAACATCTAAGGATGTCACTGTTGCAGACACAGTAGCAACACAAGTAAACACAGTAGCACAAGTAGCAAACAAAACTGCGGTTAAATCAGGAACTATTGCACAAACTGCATGGAATGTAGCAAAGGCAATAGGTAAAGCGATGTGTGGTGACTTTACTGGACTTTTGTTATTAGGTATTGGTGCTATTACAACATATGCACTTGTAACTGACACTGCAACAGATGCAGAAGAAAATAGAAACAAAACACTGTCAGAAGCACAAAAACTCCAGAAAGAGAAATCAGAGACAGAACAAGCAATGGCATCTGCTGTTGCAAATGCAGCAGCACAACAACTTGCATCATATTACAAACTTCAACAAAAATGGAATGAATGCAATGGTGATGTAGAGAAACAAAGAAAGTTCATGGCAGATTATAGGACAGAGATAAACAATACTGGATTTGCTGTAAATGACCTTAAATCAGCAGAAGATTTCTTTGTAAACAACACTGATGCAGTAGTACAAGCAATCATGCAACGTGCAAGAGCACAAGCTGCATATGAAGTAATGGTTGACAAGTTGAAGAAATCATTAGAGAAACTGGAAGAAAAATCAGTTCGTTCAGGTGACTACTATACAACACCAACACCAGACAATTTAACAGCAGAAGAAAAACAATGGTTAAGAAAAAATGTACCTGGGTCATTCAATTACACAACAAGATATCATCGTTCAACAGGTACATCTTATGATGTTGAGTCTGGTGTAACTGACAAAGGACTAGAAGAAATAAGAAAACGAAGAAATCAACAGGCAATTGGACGTAAGAAACAATGGCAAGCAGAAGTAAAGAAGAATATAAATGGTGATTTAAAATTTTATGCTGATATTGTCATTGATGCTAATAGTAAGTTACAAGACATCCAAAAACAATATGGTTTAAAAGAATACACACCACCAAAACATACAACTGGTGGTCATACAAACAAACCAGACAAGAAAACAGAAACACCAGCAGCAAAGAATAGTATTGCTGATATGGAAAAGACTGTTTCTGAATTAGAGACTAGTTTGAAGAAAGGACTTATTCCAGATGAATCTATTCCTAAGACCATTGATACAATCAAACAACTTAAGGATAAAATAGAAGCAGAGAAAATACGTCTTGGATTTGTTGTGGCACCAAAAGAAGGTTCTATTGCAGCAATGCAAAAAGAATTAAATAAGATTACTTCTGACTTACAAAATGGACTTATAAGTGAAGATAAGATAGAAGCAACAAAGAAAAAGGTTGAGAAGTTACAGAAGGACATCAAATCTAAGAAGATGGAACTTGGTTTAGAACCTATGATAGAGACAGGTTCTATTGGTGATTTGCAAAATCAAATAAGTGAGATTGAAGACCAACTTAAGAACAAGAAACTTACATTTGATGCACGTCTTAAACTTGTAACAAAGAAGGAAGAATTACAAAAACAGATTGATGCTAACTCTGACTTAAAGGATATTACAATAAAAGCAAATGTTGAACCAGTCATTGTACAAAAAGGTACGGTTGAGGATAAAAGGTTATCATTAAATAATGCTAAAACTATTGCTAATCGTATTAAGGAAGATGTTGATAATGGAATAATAGACACTAAGAAGGCAAAAGAGCAAATCAATGAACTAAATGAACAACTTCAATCACTTGGACTTAAACCAATTAAAATAGAATTGACAACAAACTGGAGTAAGTTCATGGATGGAGCAAATGCAGCATTTAGTGCAGCAGGTGCACTTGATAATGTAGTTAATAGTGCTGACAGATTGACAGATGCATTATCTGGAAATGGTGATGCATGGACAATATTCACATCAGCAATAAGTCTAGTTGAAGGTGTATTGAATGCAATAAACACAGCAATGGAAATTTCTAATATGCTAAGTAGTATAAGTGCAGCAAACAAGGTAACAGAAGCAGGTGCAAGTGTAGCAGCAGGAACAGCAGCAACAGAACAAGCAGCAATGGAAGCAGCAACAATAGCACCAAAGACAGCAGAGACAGTAGCAAACAAAGCATTAGAAGCATCTGTACTTGACTTGGCAGCAGCAGAGATATTCGCAGCACATGCAGCAATTCCATTTGTTGGTCCAGGTATAGCAACAGGATTGGTTACAGGTATGATGGCAGCAATGGCAGCACAACATGCAGCATCATTATCATTACAAGCATATGCTGATGGTGGTATTGTCAAAGGAAGATATAATATTGGTGACTATAACATTATAAGAGCAAACAACGGCGAAATGATATTAAATAATAGACAACAAGCAAACTTGTTCAAAGCAATAGACCAAAACAGGATAGGAAATGATGTTGTCAATTCAGGACAGGTAGAATTCTTGATAAAAGGTGACAAACTTTATGGTGTCTTGAAGAACTATGAAAAAATACACAAAAGATAAAAATGTCTACAATTATAAGAGGTGGATTTAAGGATAACAAAGAAAGATTAGTGACTATAGAAATATTGTCACCACTTGGTACAGGTGAATATGACTTGAATGATGAAGACTCACCTATAAAAATAGCATTTGACTCAATCAATATTGAATATGACATAGATGATATGTTTGAAACAATATTAACAAAAACAATGTCTATAGACTTAGTGACAACAAGATATTTTGGTGATATATTGTTTTCAGATAGAGTAAGACAAGTAAAGGTCACTGTAAAAATACAAGATATTGTGTTGTTCTCTGGTTATATTGAACCATATACATATTCCCAAGACTATGCAAATAAACTAAACAACTTCACTATTAACTGCATTGATGAATTGGGTTGCCTCAAATATGATTATATGTACAAACATACTGATTGGAAGACAATCATTAACCGTGAACAACCAATATCTTTCAAAGAATATCTTTCTATGATATTGCCTACAAGTGCATATTATGATATGTCTAAACGTATAGGTAATGATAGTGTATTAGAAAAATTAGGTGTTTCACAAGAGATATTTCTTGGTGAGAGTGAAGATAAGATGAAAGACAACCAAAAAGTACTTGAAATCATCCTTAAATATTTGAATCTTCACATTATACAAAATGGTAGTGACATATTCATCTTTGACTGGAACACTATAAAGAACAAATCAAACAACCAGACATTCACTAATATATTTGACAACACAACAAAGACTATCAATATCAGTCAGGTGAACATTGACAAAAATGCATATAATGATGATAGTACAAACATCAGTATTAGTGAGACATATAACCAAATAAAACTTAAAGTAAATGTAGACACTAATGACACTATAGTAACTGACCCACTTGACTCAGACAACTTGGAATATGAATCTAACTACAAACAACTTTGGTTCAGTGACTATATATCAAATGGTACAGGTGTAAGAGCACATGATGCATTCAATAGCATAATAAAACAAGGTTATGAGAATGGAAACACTATTGTACACTCATATGATGCATGGTCACGTAGAGACTGGTATTTCAAGTTATGTTATAACCCACAATGGTTGTTGAAATGGGGTGGAAAAGATGTAAGGAACTGGATAGAAAAAGACAACAATGGTAATATAATCAACACCAGTCGTATACTTGAAGCAATGAAAAACTATAGATTTTTCCCATATATACTATCAGTAGGAAAAAATGAAGATGAGTTAAATCGCAACAACCAGACACGTTTGACTAGTGATGGTGGTGTAAAAGGAAAGATTTCAACCAATAACTACATTGTCATATCAGTGAATGGAAATAAAGACAATAGTGAAGATGAGTTCAACCGTATACAAAATGACATAGACAGGTCATCAAACTATAATGCTGGTACTAATACTGCTGATGGATTATTAGAATATATTGGTACCACAAGTGGACAATATTCACCTACTGATGATGATACAACAAACTATCTTATATTCAAAGGCAATATCACATTGAATCCTGTAATAACGTCATCTTGGTTCAGGGAAACTGTTATTTATTATGCTACATCAAATCAATCAGGTTATAACATGGGTTTGACTTTCCAACAAATATATGATTCTGTGAAGAATGGATATTGGGTAATGCCAATACACAATGAAATATTATATGCACAACAATTCTGGGAAGCAACAACACCCGGTACATTAGAACATCAAGCACCAACAAAACAAATGCTAATACCATTGGTTGAACTAGAAGGAAGTGATTTGCTTGAATACAACTATTCTGGACATGCTGATGACAATGACAAATTTGACAAGTTCGCAGTCATAGAATGTGAACTTAAGATAGGTGACAAATATCTTGTAGAGACATATACTAATGGCGACAAACAAAAACCTATGTATATATGGAGTGATGAAGCAAACTTGCCATATGTAGAAGGTGTGAAGAAAAAGACATTCTCAATAGGTTTTGATCCAAGTATAGGACAGTGTATAATTGGTCCAGAAT